TATAGTCAATAAAGTTCTTGTGTAGCCTTTTTTATCTTTTCTTGGTTTAAAAATAGAAATTCTATTCTGCGTTGCTAACATTTGAAGAAAACTAAGAACAGATTTAACAGTTTCTTTAGTACATTTTCGCTGACCAGGTTTGCGCTTTGGTCTGTACCTGTAACCAGGTGGACACGGAGCCATCTGGGGATACATCACATTAACATTAATCGGTTCTAATTGAACTATTGGCTCTAGTGGAACTCTTGGTTTTCGCGGAACTCTTATTTCAGAATGGATAGTATCAAACCAATCTTGACTACCGTATTTTAATTTACGCCTGCTCATTTATTTAAATGTAAATATTTTAAATTAATCAAATATATTATATCCAGTTGGATAATTTTCATAATATTTACCTGTTGGTGTCCTGTCTCGTGGATTTTCTCTTCGAATGTATCGAAGCATTTCCCATCTGGGAAGTCGTCCGGCTATAATTCGAGGGAAAACCATTTCTCTTTCGGCCCCTGCGTTAAAACCTACTGTAGGATTTGTAGTTTCGATGTCTCTGCTACCGCCTCTCCCTGTTTGCCACGCGCTTCGGCTACGCCTCTCTGCGTCATCTAAGTTGCGCTGAGCGCGAGTCGATTCTAACGAAGCTTGTGGAAACATTCTAATTAGTCTGTATGCTTCAAGTAAATCTGCGCGATTAGTAGCTGGAGCAGGAACTTCAATTCTTGAGAGTACGCGTTCTAGAAGTACTCTAACTGGAGAACCTAAGCTTTCTGTTTCAACTGCTTCGCGAGCAACTTGAGCGTAAGATCTACCGGACTCTGAAGAACTCTGCATTCCGAAACGATTATTTTTATAGCTTATTCCATGTCTAGTTAATCTAGACTTTAATTGAGGTATAGTCAATAATATTTTTGTATATCCTTTTCTATCTTTTCTTATTTTAAAAATAGAAATTTTATTACGTTTTGCCAACTTTTGAAGAAAATACAAATTAGATATATCTTTTGTACCAAACGATGTACTTCCTCGCCGACGCTGAGTTTCGGCAAACCAGATACTCGCTAATCTATCAATAGTTTCACCCCGTAGTGGCTGTGGTAAAATTGCAATATACTCCCCTAATACAATCTTTGAATATTCATTATATAAATCCATTCCAGTAGACAATCCGCTCATAGATGAAGTAAATGAAGATATTATCTCTGAAGCAAACTCCGGCGATTTCTCTGCCCAAAGTTTTTCTATTTGACGAATAGTTCGACCCTTAATTGGTTCTGGTAAACTTTGAACGAGATTTCCCCTAGTTGCCTTAATATATGATTCGTAAATCTCATTAGGTGTAGACGCATCCACAATATCCGAAGCAAATTCGGCTATTATACTTAAAGCTAATTGCACAGTTCTAGCATAACCTCTCATTTATTAATACCAAAAGATTATTTAAATCTGTATAATAATTTCATGAGGCATACCAAAAAGTTCCAACATTTCACCGATAAATTTATTTATATCATTAAGAATATAATACCCATTATTAGGATATGCTATTTCATCAATGTGTCGCTTGAATTTTCGTATGTAAAAAGTTAAAAGTCCAGATATATCCACAATGCGCTTTTGCGCTACGTGAAATTCAAGAACACTTTGGTCTTGTCCCGATATTTCTACGATTCCAAAAGCAAATTGATTAATACGAGTGCGGTAGATTTGTATCGTTGCGTCTAGTGTAGCCATACTTCTTCTACGCAAATCTCTATGGAATTGCCTAATTTCAAATCCGCCATGTGCTGCAACTCGGTCAGATAAATCGTAATACAAAGTACGTAAAACTTTTATATATATCAACATCTCAAGAATAAGTTTATCCCACATATTAGGTGAATTAAGAGTAGAAAGTTTATCTAAAAATTTACTTGACGCGGATTCAATTTTTTTATAAATAAACTTTAAAAATTTATTGTCTTGTTTAATTTTCTGTAAAGGTAGTTCGTAATTATCGGTGAATGAAAGACTACCACCACTGGGCATACCAAATGAAGATGTATTTATATTAGTGAATACTCCGCGTTCTGCTCTACGCAAATCTTCTTGAAATCCAAGAAGCAATTCAATATATTTAGTAAGTTCTTTTGAACGCGCCATCAAAAGGTTCGGATTTTGAATTCCTTCCATTAGTACAGTATCCATTAAATAAATGTCAAAAACGGGAAAAACTAAATTATAAAAAGTTTCAAACATAATTCTAGCCTTTTCTGCAACTCCTTCGTCCCGAATTCGAAGATTATGAAGTCTTCGCTTTACAACCTGATTTTGTAAAAGTAAATCTTTTTCCGATTTTTCTGCCCTGATTCTTTCAAAAGTTTCAAAATTAATACGTAAAGTTTGTAAAATAACCTTTACTTCGAAAGACACTGGATCGGTTGCTGGAATTATGCGATGTCCAGACATTTCTGCGTTAACCTTGTCTCTTACGCGTTTAATAATTTGTCTAGCAAGAGCCAATGAACTATCATGAACAGCATTAATTCGTTGAATTTCTCGAACTTCTCTTTGTAATCTTTCAAATTCAAGATTTCTTTGATTTACTAGTGGTATCGGGGAGGGTTTTTCAAATGGATACCTACCGAAATTTGAATATTTTCTCATTTATTATGATGTAAAGATTTAAAATTTTAACGTGACAATCTGAGAACTTGTAAAAACACCTTTAACTGCGCTTTGAGATAAAACTATTCTTTTTCCTTTCTTTTTATTAGTAATCACAGTTCCCATATCAAAATCTATCAGTTTGATATTAGAAATAGCATATTCAAAAATTTTATTTTCCAAAAACCACCTAAAAAAATTTAGCTGCCCAACGGTAGTTATTACAAAACTATTTTTATCTACATTAAGCATATCGTCGTTATACTCTTTTACAAAAAAAGTATTACAGTCTATTATAATTCTCCTCTGTCTACAAAATGGATCAAAAAATTTTTTAGAATAAGCCTTCAATTGATTTTTATAGTCCAAATAAATATTAAAATATGTTATGTCCCCGTTATTTTTAACTATGGGATATATTATATTATACTTTTTAGAATAATTTGTTACTAACCAGTCTATCAACCTTAAACTTAACGGATTATTTTGATAAACTATATCTTTTAAAATTTCGATTTTATCTTTGTAAAAATTGAGTAAAAATCCTAAAATAGTCTCTTCTTTTAATGTCAGTGTCATCACAAATAGTTATTAATATTAATTTTCTTTATGTAATTTTTATAATAATTTATATAAAGAAAACTTACATAATAAAATTAAAACTTTATGTTCGAAATTACAGATGATAAATTTAAAAAAAAAATAATTTGTTTATTTAGTAGTTTATGGTCCAGTAAGTATAGCAATTTTTTCCCAAACCAGATATATGACTACATCGAAAGAAAGGACTTATTTAAACTTAAAAATTTTTTGTATTATTATTACAAAAAAAATACAAAATATGAAAAAAAGGCGTTTCTATTTTTATTTACAGATAGCAATTGCGAAAATAGGGCAGTGTTAATAGTTAAAAATTTTACTATTTACTCATTAGATATAAATTGTCAAGAAGATTACTATAAAAATAGCCTATTTGATGTAACAATATCCGGAGACAATAAAATAATTATCTATGACACTATATACATCTCCGGAATTAAAATTAATAATTATACATTTATTGATAGAATAACTGAAGCTGAAAACTTTAAAAAAAATACAAACACTCCAGATTTTGATATATGCGAATACCTAGAAGAAATTAACAATTTAAATGATACTCTAAAACCGTTTGAAGAAGAAATATTTATAATATCCAATAGTCTACCAATTAAAATAGGTATTAACCATGGCTGCTTTAAATGGCAACCACTTGAATTTATTTATTTCAGTTTTAAAGTAATTGAAAGTGAAGACGATTTATTATTGTATATTTCTAATTACAAAAAAGACTTACTTTTTGCTAAAATACACGCATCGGATCCAGATGGAAAAGATTATATAAACCAGATTAAAAATATAGAAAAATACACCAACGAATGTATAATAGACATTTGCTTCAATAAAAATATTAAAGTTTTACGGGTAAGCGAGAACTTTCCAAGTTCTCTAAGACACGTTGAAAAATTACTACACATTAAAAATGAAAATATAACTATACACGAACTTGTAAATTAAAGAATAATAGCAGTTAGAATAAGAGTAATAGAATATCAAAATAACATAATAGAATAATTTAAATTTATTATTCTATTATGTTACTATTCTTAATAATTTAAAAGTTTTTAATAATTATTTAGAACGCACCGAAGAAGCTCATGCGCGCCTTGCGACGGCGGTAAGCGCGACGAGCAGCAATCGCCGACTTAGTCATCTTGAGCTTGCGGCTCTTGCGACCCTTACGCACCTTGCGACCTTTACGCGCCTTGCGACGCATCGACATCTTACGCATCTTGCGCGCCGAGAGATAAACCTTGCCCGAACGCGAACGGTAGTATAGCGCGCCGTTCTTACCCCGGTAAATCTTGCGCTTGCGACCCTTTACCATTACACTCTTGCGCATTTTGCGAACGCCCTTGCGACCACGGGGGCGACCTACGCGGCGCTTACCGAAATCCATATAATCTTCATCTTCATAGTCATACATTTTATTTTAATATTAACAAAAGAAAATAATTTTTAATTAAATTAAAAATACAAATAAAATTAAAATACAAATTAAAAAATAAATTAATTCAAAATTTTTAAAAATTTCAAAATTACGTTTTCTTTAAAATTATTGTCTTCTAAAAATTTAAGAAGATCTTTTTTATTACACGGATTTATTTTAAATTTTTCTGGAACTGTATAATCAAACTCTGTAAATATTTTTCTAGCAATTTCAAAATCAAAATTTTCAGGTTTTGGAATCAATTTTTCAAGGTAGTTTTCTATTGTTGCGTGATGTTTTATAATATTAAACGATGTAACAGGTCCTACACTTGGAATTGTATCAGAATAATCGCAACCAGATAAGATACAAAAATCTACAAACATTTCTCTTGTCATTCCAAAATTTTGTAAAACTTTGAGTGTGTCTATCTCTATAATTTTAGAAATAGACGTTTTTATAATTTTATCGCACCCAAAAGTTAAAGCGTCTGTATCATCGGTTACGGTGTAATTTACTAATCCATTTTTTTGTAAAAATGCGCAATATTTTTCGGCATCGTCTGGCGCTGTACAGTAAGGTATTCCAGATTTTTCTAAAAGTTCTTTACACTCTGATATATGGGATTTTTTGATTCTAATAATCTGAGAAGAAATTTTATCTATCTCGGCAAGTATAGAAAATTTATCTTGAGTTTCTGCTTTATCTTCTAAAATTCGTAGTTCTTCAATTCTAACATAAAGTTTTTCTTTATTATCGTGTCTTTTTTGAATAGTATTTTTTTTGGCATCTGGTGGGTGTCCATCAAAAACAAAGATGGGTAGAATTCCGTTTGACATATAAAATTTAATTCTATTTACAATACCAACAAGATGAGAGTTTTCAGTTTTTGATGCGTACTTAAATTTATACAAAAGAATACTACAATCTATAGCAAAAATAGATCCACTATAAGATTTAATATCGGTTATTTTTTCAGCATCTGGGGAATGTTTTTTGATAAGATTGTTAAGGCCGCGGATGCCCATTTCTTAATAATAATATTAATTACTCTTTTAAATCTTATTTTTTTTAACAATAAATTTAAACGTCCTTTATGCTATAACAATCTAATCTGATATCATTAAAATTTTGAAATAGATTTTTTGTTTTATTATTATTTGTTTTAGATTTATTATTTTTGGCATTAGGGTCTTTAATACTAAAACCATCTAAAACAATTACATCCGATATATCGCATTCTGTTTCAGAATCTGGATAGTCGGTTAGATCAAGAATATTTTTTTTAACCGGAAACTTTGGATGTTTTTTGATATCGTTATCTCTATAAAATTCGATTTCTTTCCAAAAAATTTCTAGTTTTTTAAGATTTTCCGTTAACCACGCTTCATCTCTATTAACACGAACTATGTTAATTTCATTAGGTGGTCTATATTCTATAAAATCGGCAATTTCCAAATCACATATAAACATATTTAGTTGAACTTGTGGAACATAATACTCCGGAATATATCCTTGTTTAATTACACGTTTATATGGACACTTAACTTCGAGTAGTATAGGTTTAGCGTTAGTGTCTGTTTTAGATATAGCGATTCCATCGGGTGATCCGGCTAACCAATAATAATCTTTATTGTTGTATACGTCTTCATGTGCTATTAATCCAAAATTATAATTAATTTGACCAGTCATTTCGCAATATTTTTCAATTGCTTCGTTTTCATATTTTTGTCCGTGTAAAGTTGCTACGTTTCCAACAAACGGGTGTAAATCCTGTCCACATTTCTTAAAAAGAACCTCTGTAGCCTTTTGATATGGATTGATACCCAAAGCAGTAGCGGCATCTGAGCTAGTTAGCTTATTTTCGCGCTGTTTAAACCATCCAGGTGATCGCTGTTCGTGCTGGGGTATTTTAAGTAATTTATCAATTTTGTCCATAAAACTTATAAATTTAAATTTAAATAAGTTTTAAATACAATTACTAAGTTTTAAATACAATTACTTAATACAATTACTTAATTACTTAATTTTTTTAACTAAAACACTTGGGGTATTTTTTTTCTTCATTTGTTTTTTATCGTATTCTGGTATAGTTTTTGCTTTTTTCTCGTCGTAATTTTTTTTACAGTACTTCCAAAGCTCTTTTGTTCCTATTTTAAAATCTCTACTAGGTTTTGCTCTATACCAGAATACGCAATCTTGGATATTATTACTCTTAGAAGTATTATCTAGAACTAAACAATCATATCCTTCAGTACAACTGTTTAGTACATCTTGAAATATACTAAAATGTGGAAAAATTCCAAAAAAATTTTTATATATTTTTTCTTGATTTTGAATAATATTTTCTCTTAGAATAAATACATAATCTATATTAGATCTTAAATCTGGTGGTAAATCCATACAATATTGCATTGTGAGCATAAAAGTGATTCGCCAATGTCGCCCGTTCATAAAAATGCCTCGTATATTTGTGTCCCTGATCATTTTTTTGTCGTACATACAATCGTCTAATAGAACAAAAACATCGCCATCTGGAGTTTTTGTGTCAGAATTTATAACTTTTTTTTGTCGTGTTATTACTTGTTGAATTATTTCTGGTTTGTACTCAGAATGAATTAATATTTCTGGAATAAATTTTGAGTAATAAGCATTTCCGTCTTCAGTTGCTGATATGGCGACACCCGCTTTTATATGCCGCATATAATACAATATATCAGAAACTAGCGTGCTCTTCCCCGTTCCTCTCTTTCCTATAAACACACACGTGGGTGGTCCAGCACCTTTAGTACGTCTTTCTTCTATACTTCTAGGTTTAAATTTTGATAAACTAATAGACATTATTAAATTGATAACATTTTTAAAAAAGATTTCCTCCACGAAATAATCAATCAAAATAATCAATCAAAATAATTTGCGGTTAAGGGAATGTCCGATTCTATAGTATAATAAGAAATTAATATACTGACTAATATACCAGAAAAACACGATACACCAAAACACAACTTTTTATATTTTTCTTCATGGTCTAATTTATTTATCAATACATAAAACAAAAAACTTGAAAAGGCAATTATTATAACGTGTGTTAAATCAAGTGTGTAAAAATCGAGCATTACCATTTATAATTAATTTATAAAATAAACTAAAGAATTAAACTAATAGGTCTCCGTCTATTTGTTTAAATATTATTTAAAAAATTAAACGACTATAATAGTAAATGGGAATTACTATTAACGATCTAGCAACATTAAATAATCTAATTAATACTGACCATGGGAATAAAGTAGTATTCTTTAAATTTGGAACAGATTGGTGTATTCCATGTATCGAACTTGATAAAGTTCTAGTAAATATTCCAAATTCACTTATTTATTATATATCAGTTGATAACGAAAACTTTGAATCGTATTTAATAGAAAATAGAATTTATACTATTCCACACACAATAATTAAATACTGTAACAAAATTAAGAAAATAATTGGTATACATACTATTAATCAGGTCGAAAAGTATATCGAAGAACTTAAAATGTAAACTTAAATTATTGCTAAAAAAAAAATAGTTTAAAAAAAAACTAAATAATACTATTGGGACACGATGGTCGACACTTATAAAAAATATACACAAATAGAACACATCTTGGCAAGGCCGGGGATGTACATTGGTGATACAAAATGTACAACTGATGAGTGTTGGATTGTAAACACTGAAACTAATACAGCGACTCTTAAAATGTGTAAATGGAATCCCGGGATTTTTAAAATATTTGACGAAATTTTAGTAAATGCTACAGATGAAGTACAGCGTAATAACTCGGTGAAATGTATAAAAATTGAAATATCTGATAAATTTATTTCGGTTTACAATGATTCTGGTATACCCATCGAAACTCATCCAGAATACAATATTTATATCCCAGAATTGATCTTTGCGAATCTTTTAACTTCAAGCAATTATGACGATTCTATTAAAAGAACTACGGGTGGTCTAAACGGCCTTGGAGCAAAACTAACTGCTATATTCTCTAATACCTTTACGGTAGAAACCGCAAAATCTGGAAAGAAGTATACTCAGACTTATGAAAAAAATTTGAGCGTAATTGGCAAACCAGTAATCACAAGTTCTACAAAAGAATACACTAAAATCACTTTTTATCCAGATTTTGAAAAATTTGGAGTCACAGGCATTTGTGACGATACACCAGATATCTTAACAAAAAGAGTTTTTGATATTTGTGCCATTACTCCAAAATCGGTAGATGTCTTTTTAAATGGTAAAAAACTACCAATTAAAAATTTTTCAGACTACGTTTCCGTTTACATCGGAAATCTCAAAACAAGTCCAAGAGTAATTCAAGAAACTCCGAGATGGAAAGTCTCCATATCGGCATCTCAAAACGGATTTCAATGTATATCCTTCGTGAATGGAATATGTACTTCTGATGGAGGAAGTCATGTAGATCATGTTATTAATCCTATTATTAAAAAATTAACGGAAGTAATTCAAGAAAAACACAAAAACTTGACAATCAAGCCACAATACATAAAAGATAATTTATTTGTTTTTATCAACTGCTTCATCGACAACGCTACTTATTCTTCACAAACCAAGGAAAAGCACATTACCAAGGTTTCAGATTTTGGCACAAAATTTACTCATACAGACGATTTTATTTCACAGATTTCAAAATTGGGAATTATCGACAGCATTTTGGCTATAGCCGAAGCAAAGGAAAAGAAATCTTTACAAAAGACCGATGGCAAAAAAATTGGAAGAATTCTAATTCCAAAGCTTGACGACGCAAATAAAGCCGGAACAAAAGACTCTAAAAATTGTACTATTATTTTTACTGAAGGAGATTCGGCAAAAGCAACCGCTATTTCTGGACTGTCTGTTGTTGGAAGAGATCACTATGGAGTTTTTCCACTTCGTGGTAAACTTCTAAATACGAAAACCGCAACATATACACAACTTGCCAATAATGAAGAAATTAACAACATTAAAAAAATTATCGGACTTCAAAGTGGTAAAAAATATAAATCCGTTTCAGAACTTAGATACGGAAAAATTCTAATTATGACTGACGCAGACACGGATGGATTTCATATCAAGAGTCTCATAGTCAATTTTATAGGCGATGGATGGCCGGAACTACTCAAAACGGATTTTGTGTCTTCCTTAATTACACCGATTGTAAAAGTTTCACATAAAAACTTGACAACACCATTTTACAACATCGGCGATTACAATTCGTGGAAAGAAAAAAATGACACCTCACGTTTTAAAATTAAATACTACAAGGGACTTGGTACAAGCACAACCCTTGAAGCTAAAGAGTACTTCAAAGAAATGAAAACACTCGATTATAAAAACTGTTCTGAAGAAGATGATAAATTTTTAAATTTGGCTTTTAGCAAAACTGAATCCGACGCAAGAAAGAAATGGATTTTAGACAATATTAAAAATCCGCAAGCACTTGACTACACAGTTTGTAAAGTGGACATCAAAACATTGATCAATAAAGAACTCGTTTTATTCTCAATCGCTGACAATGTGAGATCTATTCCAAATTTTATAGATGGAATGAAACCGTCTCAAAGAAAGGTAATCTTTGCCTGTATCAAGAAAAATTTGGTGTCAGAGATAAAAGTTTCACAACTTTCTGGATATGTATCAGAAGTATCAAGTTATCATCACGGCGAGGCAAGTCTACAAGATACAATTATAAATCTGGCACAAAATTTCGTAGGATCTAACAATCTTAATCTTTTAGAACCCGTTGGACAATTCGGTTCAAGACTCTTCGGCGGTAAAGACTCAGCGAGCCCGAGATACATCTTCACGCATTTATCTAAAAATTTTAAAGAGTTATTTAATCCTGAAGATTTCAATTTAATGGAGTATCTCGATGATGACGGATTTTCTATAGAACCAAGATACTACATTCCAAATCTACCGATAATTCTAATTAATGGAGCCAAAGGAATCGGGACTGGATTTTCTACCGATATTCCATGTTTTAATCCAAAAGACATCAAGGATAGACTACTCAAATTGACTGAAAATGAAGACTGCGAAATTGAAGAATTAATGCCTTGGTACAAAGGCTTTACTGGAAAAATTATTAAAGTTGAAACTAATAAATGGACATCACACGGTTTATACGAAGTAAAAGGCAATAAAATAATAATCACGGAACTACCAATTGGAACCTGGACAGAGGATTACAAAATTTTTCTGGATAAACTTGAAACAGATGAAGTAATTTATTCATACAAAAATAATTCTACAGATACTACTATTCATTTTGAACTAAGTCTATCATTAGAAAATATAATACAATGGACTAATAATGCGGAAATTGAAAAAAAATTAAAATTGGTGTCTCATATATCCGGAAAAAATATGTACGTCTTTGATGAAAATGATAAAATAGTTAAAATGGAGAGCGCTGAGGAAATAATTTTTAGATTTTGGAAAATTAGAAATGAATACTATCTCAAACGACAGAAATACCTGATTAATAAAATAAAATGTGAATTAGATCTAATAACTTCTAAAATTAAATTCATAGACGACGTCATCCATGAAAATATCAAGGTATTCAGACAACCACTTGAATTTATAAATTCTCAACTCGAGACTAAAAAATATACTAAAATTGAGAATAGTTACAGATATCTTACTGATATGAAAATACACTCGTTTAGTAAAGACGCTATAGACACATTAACTGAAAAAATGAATGCTTTGAACATGGAATACACCAAGATTTTGAATATGAAATTAAAAAATTTTTGGGAAAACGTTTAAAATTTTAAATTAAAAAATAAAATATATAATATAATATAAATGGCTTTTACTTATATGCCGGCTAATAATCCATTTTTTATTTTTATTACAATTGTATTAGTTGCGTGGATATGGACCGTTTTTTCTTCCCTTAATGCGCTTAAAGTAGCAAACAATCCGTCTTTGGGAGGTTGCTGCTCAACAGATTCATGTGGTGATGCTCCAGTTGATGTTATAATGTATAGAATGACTTTAATAATTGGTATCATTATGACACTTGTTTTAGTTGCTTCAATTTATTACTACTTCAAGGATAGAAAGGGGGATTAAATAAGTGTATTCAAAACTACCGGGGCGTGGTCGCTTGCCAGTGGAATATTTTCATTATTTTCTCCGATGTGTTTTAAGCATTTACTGGAACCTTGATTAATATTCTTAGTAAAGAAATAATCAAGCCTCCATCCTTCATTTCTATTTCTAGCAATCGACATTCCGTTTTCTTTTGCCCTGCGAGTGTCCCACCACGTAAATACTATTTCATCATTTTCGATGCAGTCTCTATAATTAATTTTGATTAAACGATCGTAGAATTCTAGTTCGTGTGAATAAATTCCAGGCATTGCGATAGTACTCTTGATATCAAAATGAGTAGCAACAGCGATATTCAAATCTCCACAAAAGATAACTTTACCATCGAGTGAATTTAAATAGCTAAGCATAGTTTCTATGAAAATTATTTTTTTTTCATAATTAGATCCAGAGTTAGGTGCGTATACATTAATTAGTACAAAATTTTCAAAATGAGCGACTATAATTCTTCCCTCGGTGTCTTCATATCCAGGAATCTGTTCTTGAATGTCTATTAAATTTAGATGTTCCTTGTAGAAAACACACGTACCAGAGTATCTCTCTGGAGCTCTAGCTCCGATAGATTTAGATTCATTAAAGTATGAATTATAACCTGGGATCTTAAAATTTTCAGAAATAGCAATGCTACAACGAGTTTCTTGAAGGCAGATAATATCCGGATCTTGCTCTTTAATGAGAATATCAATCGGGCTTTTTTCTTGAATGTCCATTAGAGCATTTTTCTTCAATTTTGAAGAAATCTTGTCGTTAAAAATACGCGAGCGAATACCGTTGACATTCCAAGTAATAACTTTGAGCATTTTGTTTATCAATTTGTCGTGGTCAGATTTCTTATTCTAAATTAAAAAATGTAATAATCGATTTATTCCTTTATTAATTTATTAGTTTTAATAAATAATTTAATCTCTGCTATATTATCAGTTAACAGCATAGGCCTTCTTATAGGTGGATACCACAATTTTAGAATAATATTGTATATTACCCCCCATCGTTCGGCATCGTTAGTCAAAATAGATATTCCGTGACAATTTGAATTAAACGCTTCATTCAAATTTGATAAACAGGTAGCTAATTTAATATAAACCTGTAATGGGAAATTATAATTTCCTTGGCAATTTTCGAGATTAATACATAAATGACAAATTAAATTTTCTTTTTTAATTAAAAACCAAGTAGACTCAAAAAGAACTAAAAATTCATCAAAAGCATCTTCTTTATATTCAAAATTTTGTACATCGATGCTTACTATACTTTTTTCACGATCTAAATTGATAATAAAATTAGAATTATTTATTTTAGAAGTATTATTTATTTTAGAAGTATTATTTATTTTAGAAGTATTATTTATTTTAGAAGTATTATTTATTTTAGAAGTATTCATTTTATTATTATTACCATTTAAATTAAAAGAACAAATTAGCGCATAAATGTTAATTGCGTTTTTAAAATAATATTAAAGATTCTTAGATAACTTAGAGTGTGAAAGTGTTACTTATGGTATCAACTGAAGAACAAATCTGGAAAGATTATGAAAATATTATTATTGAAAATACTAATATTGAGAATATTGAATCAGATAAATGTTTATGTAAACATCTTAAAAAATTTATGGATGATAAAGAAAAATCTGAAATATGTCAGGATTGTGGCGTGGTTTTTTTTGCTGCTATCTTTGAAACTAATGAATGGAATACCTACAAAAACGAAGACGGATCTTACCAAGCAAGCATACAACGAGCAGACTTACATACCTCCGACAATCCTTATGATATTCCTGGTACAATTCCTGGAATAAACAAAAATAGTCTAATGATGAGAATACACTATCAACAAACTTTTAGTCACAAGCAAAAAACTTTTTGGATTATATCTGAAAAGTTAAGTAATTATTGTACTCATTTAGGTATATCTAATGTACTATCAACTGCTAAAAAAATGTGGCACATTTGTATGGAATCCGGTAAACTTACTCGAGCATCAGTTAGGAACGGGTTAATTTCGGCATGTTTATATTATGCGTGTGTATTTAATAATACACCGGTAGATAGACAGCAAATTATAGACATATCAGAAGGGAACCAAAAAGGATTTCTAAAGGGTGAAAAAATATTCATGGAAATTATGGATAACAATAAGACTTATGGACATCTTGGTAAGGAAAAAATAGACATCAAGGAAAACGATACATTCATTAAATTTTGTTCGGAACTAGGATTGCCGTATAGTACTTATAACATCTGTAACGAGATTTACACATTAAATATAGAAAAGTTAGAGTCTGTAGCTCCTAAATCGATAACTGCTGGAGTTTTATTTTATGTTGTGAAGTTTAAACTAGGTCTTAAACAGCCTTCTAAATCGAGAATATCTCAGATAGTTAACGTATGTATACCAACAATAAATAAAGTAATCAATATTTTAGAAAATTAAATATATGATATTATTAAATATAGTATGGATTTAATTAGGAAAATAAGAGGACGACTAAAAATTACTCCGGTAGACGTCAAAAGCACTATATTAAATGTTAGGGCACTAAATAGGCAAAGAAATAGTGTAGTGTTGAATAGACAAATCGAAACAGCTAGAGTTTTAGCGAATCCAGAACTGCCTCCGCCATTTTCACAGAATGTTACAGTGGATGTGAATTTATTTGAAAAATACAAAGAACGTATGAATAATAGGGACCTACTTTTGTTGGCCAGGGATCCAAATGTAAAAAGATTATATGACATTCCATTTAATATAAATAATATGCCAAATGGTGTAAATTTTGACATTCTTGAAACTTTGAGCAACGAGAGATTGTTTTTTGTATTTTTTGTTATTTTAATTGGGTGCGATAGAGCACATGACTTCAACAAAGGGAGTATAAGATCTATATTTAAATCTAAGGCTACCGAGTTTTTGGCAAATCCGAAGGCTTTTAAAACCACTACAAATAGTCTTGCTTGGCTAAATGATGGTTTTACAAGAAACAAAAATATCGACGACTTATTTAGAGTATCACAAATTGGCCTTATTAACCATATAATTGAAGCATGTGATGTAGATAAAGATGACACCGATGTTATACTTGCTCATTGTATATTTCTTATAAGTTGTGAAGTAAATAGAGAATGTAGCACAATATTTTATACTCCAACTGCTAATATTAGTTTAAAAAAATATTGTAAAGAAGCACTAGAGATATTCTATAAGTCAGATTCGGCTGCAAAAAAAGTTTCTGAGGCTATAACTAGAATATTAGGAATTGCTGCGTATCCAACCGTGGACGTACTAGGTCAGGCCTGTGATAATTCTGTAATTATAGCTAATACTATGTATCCACCTGGATTATTTGCTCCAGACAGAATTGTACAGGTTAGAATAGATGCCACTGGTCTTGGGTTAAACTCTGCTTACGACCTTGCGCAACTCAAGGAAAATATGGAAAATTATAAAGATTTAAGTAACAAAAATCGCCAGGCATTAATTCTAGATTCTGTATCTGCTTACGATACAGCTCAAGCGGGAAATTTAGAAAAAACTTTTAAAACTGTTAATCAAGTTGTCGAAAGATATATTCCTCAAAAAATAGAAGCATACGTTGAAATAGATGGAACTCGCCTATATATATTAAATGCCCAGGTGACTCCAGATCCAGCGTGGAAGACGGATGACCCACCTCCTAAAATAACCCTCGACGTTTATGATTTTTTAAATAAAAAAATTAACCGACAATTTAGTTCTGAAGATGGAAGTAATAGTCTTTCCAAAGTTATAGGAAAAATAGTTAAGGTTTGGGTGATTGATTATAAAAAAATTTTAAATATTCCGATGAACGTTCTAAATGCTAAAACTGTTGGAGAAGAAATTCAGATACTAAGTTCCCAAAAAACTTTAGGAGATCTAATGCAGCTTATTTTATACGCTGACGCGCCTGGTCCTAAAGTTTTTCACACATTCGACGAAATATGTTCGGCTATAGGAGGAGTTATTGGTAAAACTTCTGTGCGCGACGAGGGTACAGCTTTAACTAAAACCTTTAGGAGAATATACTATCCAATTAGCCTTGGTCAGACATTAAAACTAACTTATCTATCAACTTGTAGAATTAATATGAATTCCTCTTTTGGAAAAAATAAAGATATTTCGAAAAGAATTAAATTTATGACAGAAACAGAACTTAAAAATAAATTAAAATCGGTTGGTATTAAAATTACTAAAACTATACAGGGTAAACGAAAGTATTTATCTAGAAAAGAACTTGAAAATAAAGCGTTGCTATTTAATAAGTTACAAAACAGTGCTAAAAGAATGAAAATTAAAATAATGTACAAATCCAGAAACAGGTCTTACAAATATAAAACGTATAAACGTCTACAAAAAGAAATAAATCTCAAAAATAAAAAATCTAATCATAAATCTAATAAAAAGAATAAATCCAAAAATCGTTCTAACTTTGGATGACCTTTCGCTCAAAATGTCGATTAAATGAATATCACACCGGATTCTTAAATGAAGATTTCCGATTAAATATTTACCGGACTATCTGAGAAAAGAATCCAAAATTAAAATATTACATTTTCATAATAATATGGCATGTTTACAATATTATTATGAAAACCCAGAAGATCGTGAAAAAAATAGAATTAACTGCGAAGGTAAAATATTTCCAAATTTGTATAACGTCGAAAAATATACATCTAAAGAAATGTATGATTTTATAGACTCAAATTATTCTTCAAAAGCTTTTCCTGATGCGGATATATCTCCGTTCGAGTTCAAAGAAGCCTACATAGATAAAACTAATGATGAAATCTGTAAAATACCTGACATGGCTCTCACACCTCAGCAAAAATTTATGGGACAAATAATGGGCCCAGCTTCAAATTTTAATAATATGTTAATTTTTCACGGACTTGGTTCAGGAAAGTCTTGTACATCTATAGTCATAGGAGAAGCTCTTAAAAATGCTACAAATAGACGACTTATATTTGCCGTTCCAGCACCACTCGTCGATCAATACTTCGAAGAAATTGCCGGAGAAATTAGAAATGGGAAATATTTTTCATGTCCATCATTTTGTTTACATCGCGAGGGCGATGAAGACCGCGACTACTACGTTTCTGATGTTCAGAATGTTATGCTCAACTTGAAAATGACTGAATTAAATAGAGCACAAGAAATATTAGAAAGATATAAAAAATTAATCGACGAAGGTGATACTACTCAAGCTACAAAAAAATTATTTACAGATCAAGAAAATAAGTACCAGGTTTTAGTAAAAGAACTTGCCAAACAACAGGCTTATTACGGAGCTAGTATACTCCGAACTTTCGACATAGTGAGTCATCAGACATTTATAAATTCTTTGTATAAAACCGGAAAGACTGGAGCCCTGATAAAGGGAGATCGTTTATTAAATGAAGATTCCGCGTTGTTTAGTGAAAATGGACTCTTAATAATTGATGAGATTCAAAGATTGGTTTCAGAGGGAGGTATGTTTTATAAAAAATTGTACGATTCGATTAAGTATTACTTTCATCCAAAATTAAAAATAGCAGTTATGTCTGCCACTCCAGTTTATGATAATCCATATGAATTAGCGCTTACGATGAATTTGCTTAGACCTAGAATTCCATTTCCAGTAACCCAAAAAGATTTCTATAAATTTTTTATTGGGGAAATAAATGACGAAGGAAATTGTATAGAAAGCAAATCCGGAAAAACTTGGGTTTCTCAAAATTCGTGTGTAATTAATAAAAATTTAATTAGTTATTTATGTTCTGGATACGTTTCGTATTTCAAAGGTGGTAATCCAAACGCTTATCCTTATAAACGAACTATTACTTTAGAACATCTTTTTACACCACAACATAAAACTCTTTACATAAGCGCTTTGGTATCTGATGCTTCAAAAGACAAAAATACACAAAACTCTGAAGGATTCGGTATTTATCAAAATATTTTACTTGGCAATTATGACACCGCAGCAGAAGACAAGGTGACTGGAATATATGTTACTACACAACAGTATTCCAATATAGCATTACCGCAGAAAGAGAATCAAGTCAATAAAACTCTTGCTCAGAAAAAAGACGCATTACAAGTTTTTAAGAATGAGTTATTAAAAAGACAGTTATCTCAAAAGGCGGTTCTAGATTTTGTAACACAGTATTCTAATAAATTTTCAAAAATAATTGAATTGACATTACTATGTGAAGGTCCGGTATTCATTTTTTCGAATTGGTTGACATATGGAGTTGAACCATTAGCGATTATTCTTGAAGCATGCGGATTTAAAAGTTTTGACTTACACGGTCCTGGAGAAAATCGTTATTTCATATGGAGTTCAGAAACTAAAACAACGGACAAAACTGGGACGCTTATTAAAAAGGCGAGAAATCAATTTAATTCACCCGATAACAATACCGGAAGAATGTTAAAAGTTATTTTAGGAACGCGTTCGGTTATGGAAGGGGTGTCTTTTAGAAATGTAAAACAGGTACATATTACCGAACCATGGTGGAACGAGTCTAGAATTAATCAAATTATAGCACGCGCATCTAGATATTGTAGCCACTCTAGTTTACCTCAAGTGGAACAATACGTAGACATCTATAGACACTACTCAGTTTTTTCAATTGGGGGTCAAACCATTGATACAGAAGCGTCTGAAGCACTAAGAATAGGAAATATTCAAAACTGGAAAAGTTTATCGAGTGTAAGTATCGATCAAAAAATGGCAATGATGTCCCTAAGAAAGTACGCCGTTAACACCGAGTTAGAAAATCTATTAAAAGAATGTTCGATAGATGTAAATATCAATAAAAACGGAAATATATTACGACTAGAAGAAATGGTAGTACCTTTGATAGATGGAACTTATAATATACACTATAAAAATCCATCCACCGGAAAAATTTATCTAAGAAAAGGAATACCTAGAAAAGTTAATTTTAATGAAATTTATGAAAGAAAATATTCATTTCCAAATAAAGAATATGAACTTGAATTTGTAGAAACTGGACAAAACAAAACTGGGGAATTCGTAGTTTATACAGATTCTGAAACTATTAAAGACGATGTAATTAATTCCGATTTAAATTTTAGAGAAATACTTGTTCCATGGGAAAATGAAGATACAATAACAACAATTGAAACTTCACGCGAAATAAAATTGTATTTTGTAGATTTAGCAAAAAAATACTCATTGTTGCCATTTCTCAGAAAAAAGTACTTCAATGAAAAGGGTACAAGATTTATTAAATTTGATCATTCTAAGAATATGGCAGGTCTTCTTATGAAATGTATTACAGCGTTATCTACTAACACATCTATTCCTATAAGTATAAGAAGAGAAATGATTGAACTAATTAAAAAGGATAGTGTTAAACAGAAAATAAATGAAGACGTAGTTAAATTAATAACTACATACGGGTATCCAGAATCTTATTTGGAAGAATTTTTAATACTCGCCGCGAATAATCCAGGTGCGATTCGGGAAGCATTAAATTCTTTAAAATAGTTTCGCATTATTTTTTAAAAATTAAAATGTATGAATAATATCAAATGAGTCAAGAATCCATAAGTTTTTTTGAAGACAAAACAACCGAACAAATTATAAATTGGATGATTGCTCATCTATCCGAGAGTCAGTTGAGATCGTGTTTGGATGCGGCAGGAATTTCCCCGGGATATTCTGCCGGTCCAAGTTCTTCAGGCGCTGGTACGAGTTCAGGCGCTGGTACGAGTTCAGGGGCTGGGTCTTCGTCCGACCCATTACCGGCTGTACCACAATCCATTCCACAGTTTACTCCTCCAGCGGGGTCTCAGATTAAACCTCCGAGAGTAGCATTCAACATAACTCCATATATTGATCAGGGAGATAACGTAAGCGCACGCCCAATAAATCCAGTTACAGATGACATGCTTAATCGTCTAGAACCATACGTTGGATTCCAAATAGAAAGCAAAGAACAAATTATGAAAACGTTCCCCGAGTTAGATTCGATAGGTCTTAACTCTGTTCCTGTTTATATTTACAATTATGAATTTCCAGTTGTGTATTTCATTGCGTTTGTTTCGGGTCCAACTGGATTATTTGTTAACGCATTTCAGGCCCCGACTCTAAAAATATTTAAACAAATAGGGTTTGAATTATTAGATCAATTAAACAAAAGTGTTGCGAATGGTCAATATGTTTTACCAGCTGGTAAAACAATAACTAAGGAAATGCAGCGCTTAGCAAAAGTGTACGGAACAGTAAGAAATAAACCTGATATAATGACAAATACAATTCAGATTTTAACACCTGATTATGTTAAAAGGGTCAGGGACAAAATGGCGGCCGCCAGGGCTTCTAAATTCGGGTTTAGCGAAAATTATAGCGAAGATTTATTCGGGGAATTTAATGAAGGAGATGACTATTATACCGGAGAAGATTATGCCGAAAACGCGTCTACGGAGGATTTGTATAATTTTGGTCAGGACGACGACTCCGAAAATGATTTTGGTACAGAAGTCGGAACTGCGTCGGAAGTCGGAACTGCGTCGGAAGTCGGAACTGCGTCGGAAGTCGGAACTGAAAATAATTTTGAAGAACAGCCAAAGTTGTCTAATATGAGGGTATATGATATGAATCCTGAACAACTAAAACAACACATGATTAATAAATTTGGTTCAAAGTTCGCAAACGACTACATCGCAGAAAAATACGTTAATTCCAATGGTGTGCCTGCAGTTAAGTATATAAAAACTGAAAACAAATCTAACGACTTAGATATAGATAATAACGGACCTATAATTAGTGGATTTGGAGAAGATTCCGAAGAAGAAAATTTATTTTAAATATATATTAGTCGAGGATACTGTCTTATAAAATTATGTAATAATACTCAAAATTTCGTAATAAAGTTATATAGAAATTTTGAATATTATCTTAATAAATGGATCAGGGGCTATCCGAGAATTTAGCTATTTTAATTATAACAACGAGTAATATGCGAGATGACTGGAAATGTATTAAGGATACTTATTTATACAATTTGACGTTAAAAACTTTTTTGCTAACTTATGACAAAGAACATAAATACAAATTTTTTATAGGGATCGACAGTAATGACCGTATTTTTGATAACCTAAAAAATCAGGATGAAATAAAAAGGTTTACAAAAGCTTTTTCAAATATAGAATTTGAATTTATTGTATACGACAATAAAGTTCAAAAAGGACATTGTACTTTAATGTGGAATATTCTGTTCGAACGTGCATACAACGACAATTATGGATATTTTTATCAGTGTGGAGATGATATCGTTTTCACAACAAAAGGATGGATAAATGATAGTATTAATGTATTAAAAAATAATAACGATATCGGATTAACAGGTCCGGTAAATAATAATAGTCGCATTTTAACACAATCTTTTGTATCAAGAAAACACATGGAAATATTTGGTTGGTATTTTCCAGAAGAAATTAAAAACTGGTGCTGCGATGATTGGTATAATATAGTTTACAGTCCAAATTATTTATATCCATTAAATAATCATTATGCCTCGAATAATGGTGGAAAACCGAGATATAATATTAATAATGATCCAGATTTTATAGGAAATAATGCTGATACATTTAGTAATAATGTAATTAAGTTGCGAAGTGATACTAAAATTTTAGCTGATACACACAAACAATTAATTCAGAGATACATTACTTCATTAAATTAGATAATTAGATAAGCAATCTGTAATGCTAAAATTAAAAAAATTATAAAACCTGATAACGATAAAATTAAAAGAAGAAAATAATATAAATATTTGGTTATCATTTAATCATATCAAATATTTATATTTATATTTAAGGACTATCTAGTATGTTCGTGTGTTCTCCGATATACTTTGGAAATAAATTTTTGTTGTATATCATTAATCTTGCGCCATTATTTTTAATAGCACTTAAATGAAAATACCTATGTTCACAATCGTAAATTTCAGAATTAATTATATAACCAATCTTGTGATCGTTGTATACGTTTTGAATATTATTAATATTAAATAAAGATAAATCTATTAAACTGCGATAAAAACAATTTTTAAATTTTTCGGTTTTATAAATACCAAATCCTCCAAACGCGGATTGACATTCTATAAACTCTTTATTTATACATTCTTTTTTGAATTCATCGTTCATTATTTTTATTAAATTTTTGACATCACTGGAATGCCAACACGAATACTGAAAGTCTTTAAAATTTAAAGCCCAAAAATCGTAATAGTTCTCATTATTAAAAAAAAGTCCGTCCCATATAGTATTTTTATGTAAAGAATCTTTTAAAATTTCAATATCAATTGGCTTTGTAGAAACATCGTCCATATCAATCATAATAAAATACACGTAATCGGTGTATTCATTATAAATTTTTTTTATAATTTTATTACGAGCTCTTTCTATATTTACAGTTCTAATATTTGACAACTTATCTTTATTAATTATAATGTCGATGTCAAAAATACTTTTAAGATTTATTAATTTTAAAAGTGTAAAATCTTCGGATACATCAAAACTAATTATAATCTTAGTATTATCAAATAGAGATTGAATTTTTTTAATGTTGTCAAACACCTTATCTAAATGCTGTTCGCAATTCCTGACACATCCACATATTAAACACGAACTCATATTATTGCTAATATTAAGATCGTTTAAATTAATTTAAAAATGTATTATATTATTAGTAACAATATTGATGTGGGATAATTTTGATAAACGGACTTTTGATACATTAACAACAATGAACTTAGGTCAGATTCAAAACGATAAATTTTCTTTAATAATTAGACAGTTTTCGGAAGACACGTCAAATAAAAATTTTTTAGAAATTGGAACTTGGAACGGTCTAGGGAGTACTAAACAATTTGCCGAAGGATTAGAAAATAGAACAGACGACTATATTTTTTACAGTCTAGAATGTAACATTGATAAAGCAGAATATGCGAAAAGATTATATTTAAATAATAAAAAAATTAATATACTAAATGAGGTAATATTCAATGATGTACCGCCAAATTTTTACGAGATTTTCCCACAGTGTAAAAACAGTGAATTATATAAAAAATGGAATGAAATAGATATTCTAAATATGAAACAATGTAAAATATTTTTAGATAGACCAGAACTTCCTAAAATATTTGATGTAATATTACTCGACGGGGGCGAATTCACAACTTATTTCGAATTTCAAATATTAAAAAATAGGTGTAGATATTTAATGTTAGATGATATTAATGTAGATAAATGTAAATTAATCGTTAAAGAAATCGAAGATAATCCAGATAAATGGAGTGTAATAGAGAAAAATACTGATACAAGAAATGGATTTATTGTTTGTAAAAATTTAGTTTACAATGATTAATTAATTCTAACCAATAATTCAAATGTAATTTTTTCATATTAAATTCGTTATTTTCAAATTTTTTTTTAAATTCCCTGATAGTAAAATTTAATAGATCTATAGTAATATTTTCCCAGTTTTCTACAATTAGTACTGGCAAATCCTTATATAAATCGTCTATCGCAGAAGTTTTAACTATAGGAATACAACCTAAACATAACGCTTCCCAGTTTCTATGACAATCTAGACCTCCTCCATGTGGGCATGCCACAAAAGCGTAGGCCGTTTGTTTGTTCCATGTAATTAATCTAGATACCTTATTTTCTTCATAATATATTAAATTTTTATCTATGTTTTTTAAAGCATCTCTTCTATCGTAGCCCAATTTAGTATTAATAGTAAAATGAAAATTAGAATAACACTCGATTTTACGATTCCAAAAAGGAATCGATTTGTTAACAATGTGTAGTAATATTTTTTCTTGGTCTACACAGTTTGATAAAGGTCCCCACATAGGTCTTGTTCTTAGAGTGTGATAATCTAGACCTATTGGCATTTTAGTAATTTTTTCATGATTTACTATCATATTTTGACAAAACCAATGTATTAATCTTTTATCATTCAAAAATTTATCAAAGTCTTTATAACATAAAATTTCATCTGGAATAGTTTCATCACAATCCCCTGATACTAAAATAAATGAAAAATCTATTAATGGTAAAAAAACTTGAATAAAGTGATATATTGCGCTAGAACAAACATATATCGAAGGATTTATAACGTTTTTAAGTTTTTCAATATTTGGATAATCGTACATTTGTCTAATACTTGAATATTGAGTATTTGGATAATAATCGCAAGATTTTAAAAGTCCTCTACTCGAAACAAAAATGTTGTTATTTTCTTCCATTGTTTATAATTATAATTTAGATATACTTTATATTATTTCATTCTTTGGTATTCTTTAGTATTCTTTAGTATTCTGTAGTATTAATTATTAATTGCTTTAAATTATAAAGTATAAAGATAATTTAAAGCACTTAATTAACAAATGAATTATCTCGAAATTTCTAACATTGCTGCCGCGTGTAACAAAAATCCATATGAAGACAAGAAAAAAATAATGCTTCTAGTTTTGTGTAAAAAATACAAAGAAATCTATAAACAGGAATTTAAAAAATTTGGTGTAATCCAATACATATCACAAGAGGTTAAAACATTTGATACAGAAATTAAAGAAATCTACTCCGAGCATAAAAAAAGCATTACAAATCCTAAAGACTTTAGCAAAATACAAACAGCAATCGAGGATCGACTAAAACTTAAAAAAGACATCACTAAAAAAGATCTTGATTACGCCAAAATGTTTATCGAGTCATCGCTCAAAAAAGACTGTGGAACTAACTCTGAAAAACACGTTATCAAAAAACAAAAATACACAAAAGGAAATAATTGTATGTTTAATTATACAAACACTGAATTTAATTGGACAATTCGAGGATTTCATGACGCAACGGATAATGATATAATTATAGAAATTAAAACAAGGATGAAAATCCAAAATGTGAGGCGCAATGATTATGATCTATATCAACTCTTTGGATATTTACTCGCAATGAATAAAACCCGTGGTAAGATTGTACAATATTTTAATGAAACTGTATATGATTCGGATATTCCAACTTTTAATGAATTTGGGATTATTGACATTACTATTGAACCATGTAAAAGTAAATTCGAAATATTTATTAATGAATTGAATAGTTTCTTTGAAGAACTTAATACTTATTCAGAGACTAAACTAATAAACATTCAAGAAGTGATCGCGGCGACAGATTGGCCAATAGCGCTATATGATACCGACGATATTCCCCACAATATTAACCCAATATACGAAAAAATTATTCAAGCTATTATTTAAAAATTTTATCTAAAACAGATTTATCTTTTAATCCGCGAATTATCTTCTTGTTATGTATTATTGTTGGAAATACAAACTCTCCTTGAAGTAACTTGTTTAGACCATTTATTATGTTTTCTCTCTCTTCAGATGGTATATCTAAAAAGTTGTTATCGAAACTCAATTGTTGTCCAGATTTATATGTAATTATTGAATATTGTTTGTCGGTTTTAGAAAGATAATCGTTATACAACATTTCACAATAAGGACATTTTTCCATAGACAATACTAGTATAAAATTAGTCGAAATATCTATTGTATCTATAGGACCCTCGGGTTTTATTTCAATATTTTCTTCGAAAAGTTTATCTATCATATATAAAGAACTGCCAGTAATTATAAACAAAATAATTATAACTATAAGGTTCAACATTTATACTAATTATTTAATATTTTAAAATTCACAAATTAAACCAAATAAATTTTATTTGTTA